AGTTGAAGGTCAAGCAGAATATATTTTGTTTAGATCAACCGGTGATGGAACAAGTGCAGTTACAGATCCTGCTAATACTTATGGTGTAGCAGATGTTCTTGAAGCAACTTTAAGAACAAGTAGAACTGCAGTAGCTCAAGCAGATTCTGCACTTACAAAAATAGACAGATCAACTTATTCAGCTCTAGCAAATAAATTATCAAAAGGAACACCATCAAAATATTTTGTTCAAAGATTTGTAGAAAAAACAGTTGTAACAGTTTATCCAACAGCTGATTCTAGTAATGCAGCAAAAGCTGTTCATATTTATTTTGTAAAAAGAATACAAGACGTAGACTCTACTTATACAGATGCAACAGATGTTCCTTACAGATTTGTACCGTGTATGGTATCTGGTTTAGCTTTTTATTTATCACAAAAATTTAATCCTCAAATAGTGCAACAAATGAAATTATTATATGAAGATGAACTAGCAAGAGCTTTGGCAGAAGATGGTTCTTCTACAAGCACTATTATAACCCCTAAAACTTATTACCCTAGTATTTAACTATGTCAAAATATTCAAAAGCAATATCAGATAGATCAGGATTTGAATTTCCATATAATGAAATGGTTAAAGAATGGAATGGTTCTTTTGTTCATTCATCTGAATATGAAGAAAAACATCCTCAACTAGATAGACGAACAAGGGGTTCAGACACACAAGGTCTTAGAAATGCAAGACCCGATAGAATAGAATTTGCAACACCTAATGTTTTAATGGACAACCCTTTTATAACTTCTACATCTTCAACTTCAGTTTTAGTTCGTACTTCTCCTGATGGTAAAGGAATTAATACTAATCCTTTTCAAACAAGTGATGCTATTAGATTTACCTCTGTAAAATCTTCTTCAGGTAGTGTTGCTTCAAGTGTGTTTGAATTAGAAACTACATTAAATGAAACCTTAAGTGCTACAGACACTACTATAACTTTATTAGATGCTACTAATTTTCCAACTAGTGGATTTATTGTTATTGAAAAGGTACTAACTTCTGATGATACAACTAATGAGCTATTAGTGGGTAAATTTGCAAACGAAACAATTCAATATACAGGTAAAACTGGTAATAATCTAACAGGCTGTACAAGAGGCACAGCAGCTCCTATTACTGGAGTTACACCATCAGCTACTACAGCAAGAATACATAATTCAGGTGCAAAAGTTTTTGGATCATATATAATAACAAGAACAATAAGCTCAATTACAGATAATGGAGTATCTACATCATATAGTTTCTCTTTTACTTTTAGTTTAGCTTCATCGGCAACAACAGGCGGAACAGGTGGAGGCGATTTTGTTTTCGCAGGACCTGTAAACCAAAGAGGATAATATGGCAGGAATTAGTTACTCAGATTTAAGAACACAGATTAGAAACTACACAGAAGTCACTAGCACCGTGCTGACAGATGCTGTTATTGAGAATATAGTTTTAAATGCAGAGTATAGAATATATAGAGATGCACCTATTGATGCAGATAGAAAAATAGCTCAAGATAATTTAGTGGCAAACCAAGAACATGCAAATGTGCCAGCAGGGGCTTTAGTTATAAGAGCAGTTGAAGTTGCTGATTCTACAGCAGCTTTTAATAATCCAATATTTTTAGAAAAAAGAGATGTAACGTTCTTAGATGAATTTAATGGTGCACGTGCTACAGGAAGACCTAAATATTATGCTATGAAAGGTGGAGCAACAGGTAACACAAACACAACTTCAGGAGCAATATTATTATCTCCAATACCAAATGCTACATACGTATTTAAATTTCATTACAATGCTATACCAGCTAAGTTAGAAGCTTCTAGCAACGAGACAAATTTCATTAGTTTAAATTTCCCTAATGGTTTACTATATGCTGCTTTAGTTGAAGCATATGGGTATTTAAAAGGACCAATGGATATGTTACAACTATACGAAGGAAAATATAAACAAGAAGTTGAGAAATTTGGAGGAGAACAGTTAGGTCAGAGACGTAGAGATGACTACACTGATGGAACAATCAGAATACCTGTAAACTCTCCATCACCTTAGGAATTAAATTATGGCATCAACATTTACAACACTCGGTTTAGAACTAATGGCAACTGGCGAAAACGCTGGTACATGGGGAGATAAAACTAATACCAATTTAAGCATGGTTCAAGCAGCCGTTGCTAGTTATGTAGAAAAATCTATTGCAGGTGGTGCAGCAACTACAGCTTTAACAATTACTGACGGTAATAATACTGAATCTACATCGATTGCTAGACAAGCAGTTATAAAATTAACTGGAACAATATCAGGTAATCAAATTGTAACCGTTCCAGATTCTGTAGAAAAATTATATATAGTTGTTAATGGTACATCTGGAGGACACACAGTACAATTTAAAACAGCTTCAGGGTCAGGTATAACTTTCTCTACAACAGATAAAGGAACAAAATTTTTCTTTTCTGACGGTACAAATATAAACGAAATTGTTTCAACAGTTGTTCCAGCAGACACTATTACAATTGGAGATGCAGCATCTAGTTTTGCAACATCAGCTGGCGCAGTATTAATTGATTCACAAGCAAGCACAACTACAGTTGACGGACACACAGGTGTTACAATTCAATCAACTAATTCTGGAAACATAACTTTAGATTCTGTTGCAGATATAGTTTTAGACGCTGCAGGAAATGATTGGAGTTTTAAAGCAGGTGGTACAGAAGTTTTAAAAATTACTAATTCATCAAGTGATGTAATTATTAAACCTATTGTCGATGCTAAAGATATTATTTTTCAACAAAGAGATGGAACAGAAGTTGCAAGAATCGAAGACAACGCAACCTTTAATGTTTCATCGGCAGGTAAATTTGCGTACGCTGGTGTAGCAGTTACATCAACAGCGGCAGAATTAAATTTAGTAGATGGTATTACAGCAGGAACTGTTTCAGCTTCATTAGCAGTTATAGCAGATTCAAATAAAGATATTACAGGTTTTAGAAATTTAACTACAACAGGTAATGCAATTGTAGGTGGAGATCTTACAATATCTGGTGACGACCTTACTATGGCTACAAACACTGCAGGTCATTTATTAATTGCAGACGGAACAAATTTTAATCCTGTTGCAGTTACAAGTTTAACAGCGATTTCAACTATTGCAGCGGATGATACTTTTTTAGCAGTTGATACTTCAGGTGGTGGTCTTAAAAAAGTTGCAAGATCCGTTGTTGTAGCTGGGTTAGCAACTTCAGCAGCCTTAACAGAAATAGTTCAAGATACTTCTCCTCAATTAGGTGGTAACTTAGATACTAACTCACAAAATATTTTAATAGATGATGCACACTTTATTGGTGATGAAAGTGGTAATGAACAAATTATATTTCAAACAACAGGTTCAGCAGTAAACCAATTTGATGTTACAAACGCTGCATCAGGAAGTGGACCACAATTATCAGCAACTGGTAGTGACTCTAATATTGATTTAAATATATTACCTAAAGGTACAGGACACGTAACTGTTGTAGGTAATACTAATTCAGGTACCATTCAATTTAATTGTGAATCTAATTCACATGGTCAAATAATTAGAGCTCAACCTCATTCAGCTAGTGCAACAAACATTATGTTACTACCTGAAGGTGCTGACTCTACATTAGTATCTTTAGTTTCAACTGATACTTTAACAAACAAAACTTTAACTTCACCAAAAATAAATGAAAATGTAGCAGTAACTTCTACTGCAACAGAATTAAATTTTAATGACGGAGTAACTCTTGGTACTGCAATTGCTTCTAAAACAGTTACAACAGATTCTAATAAAGATACGACAGGGTTTAGAAATATAACATTAAGTGGTGAACTAGATGCAGCAACAGGTGATTTTTCTGGAGTTGTTGACGTTGCGGGTGCAACTACAACTGCTGCCATAACTGCTAGTGGTATCATAAAAACAGATGATGGTACTGATGCAACTTCTACAACTGATGGCTCATTACAAACTGACGGTGGATTATCTGTAGCTAAAGATACAATAATAGGTAATGACCTTAAATTATTATCGGACTCAGCAGTTCTTGTTTTTGGCGCTGGTTCAGATGCTACGTTAACACATACAAATGATGTTGGTCTTACATTAAATTCTACAAATAAATTAATGTTTAATGACGCTAGTCAATTTATTCAAGGTGCTAGTGCAACAGTATTAGATATTGCAGCAACAGATGAAATAGAACTTACAGCTACTTTAATTGATGTAGTTGGAGCATTAACTATTTCAGGTATAACTTCTTTCCCAGATGGATCAGCAGGTGCTCCTTCAATAACAAATACAGGAGATGTAAACACAGGTCTATTATTTAGTGCTGCTGATACAATGTCTTTTACAGCTGGTGGAACTGCACAATTTACAATGGCAGATGGATTAATTGCACCGGTCACAGATAATGATGTAGACTTAGGAACAAATTCTTTACAATTTAAAAACGTACATGTAAACGGTACAACGTTTACTGATGCATTAGGTTTTGGTACAGTAGTAATGACACTACCAACTGCTGATGGTGATGCAAATCAAATTTTAACAACAGACGGTTCTGGCACATTAGCTTTTGTAGATAACTCTGGT